ACCATGTAAAGCAATCGGCTGTTCGTGGTTACCGCAGGATGCCAGGCGGCCAGGATGCGCCAGTCGGAGCGCGTGTTAACGCCGAGATCGTCTACGACTTCGTTCGTGCGCGCCGAGTCAATGTGGCAAGCAATCTGAGCGACGTTTAGCCATGAGACTGACGCCTGGCCGACGCTGTCGATATTTCGTACGGGATTCTGTACCGTCATCGAAAGCCTCAGCATTCCGGATGGGACGTGCCCAGCCATTACCCGATTCCCTTGCCCATCATGCCGGTGATCCGATCCCAGTAGGTCGAGTCGAGCGCGATGGTGTCATCGCCGCGGCTTGCCACATGGTGTGCCACGCGCTGGAGTAGCGCCATCTCTAGCAGTGGATTAAGCGCTGCGTTACCTGCTGTTACGGTCAGGGTGACCGGGTAGGTCAGTGCATCGATTTCCATATCGACGTAGACCAAGCCATTGATTTGGATCTTCGCGCACGTGCCGGTGAGGGGCACCGTCGCGCTGTCGCTGTAGGTGACCGTAGTGCCAGCCAGGTCGCCTTGGCGCTCAAGACGGAGGTACAGACCGCCGTAGATCGTCAAGGGCGCTGAGGGCACCCACTGCGTCCTGGTGACCGACTCCACGCACCACCCGGTGCGCTCTTCTAATTCGCGTACGGCTGCTGCCCATGCAATGCCAATGCTCACATCGTCTTCGGTGTGAGGGATCCTCGCCCAACCTCGAAACTTTGCTAGATCTAAAGCCATTGTTCCTCGCTGTAGGTAGGTGGGGCCGAAGCCCCACCCACCTAAAGGATGAGAGGATCATTACGCGATGTTGGACACGCGCAGTTGGACAAGCGCATCGCCGCGGGTCACGTTGGCGTTGGCAAAGGCAAGCGCCGTGTACTTCACCTGGCCAGTAGTCGCCAAGGTGATGTCATCGCGGATCATGCCAATTCCTGCCCACTGACGAATCGCATAACTTTCTCGGATGTCTCCAACCACTGCCATCACCGTCTTGGTGGTGCCAGCAGTTGCGACGTTCACGGGAACATACTGCGTGACGTAGACCGGGAGGCCCATAAGCGTGAACGGTGCAGCGCCCGTGATGCCCTTATCGGCAGACGGAACAAACAGCGGCACGTTGTTTACGGTCGTTGCAGCAATCGCTGCGTAGACGTCTTGCGGGATGATCCACGCGCAGCCTGGACTATTCCAGTATGCCGCAGGAAGCGTGTTGTAACGCATCTGCGTAAGGTTGTCGAGAATCACGGTAGCGGACGAAGTTGCAGCAGTCACCTTCTGTGCGCGGGTATTGGTGTTGGTTGCACAAGATGCACCCGAGCGAACACCAACAGTCGTTGATGCAGGGTCAAAGATGCCGGTTGGCATATTGGTTCCCGTGCCACCGATAAACCCGAACTCCATGTTCTTGCTCATCTTGGATTGCAGATCCAACATCACTTCGGCTTCAACGTCAAAGTTTGCCTGGCGCAACAGCGTCTGCGAAACTTGAGTGGTTGGCGAGCACAGCTTTGGAGGCAACAGCACTTCAGCGAGTGCCATGTCGTTGGTAACGGCCGTGCCGCCTTCAGCGATCCATGAACCAGTGCCACTGGTTGCAAGAGTTGCACCGTAGTTTGCGCTGGTCTGCGTGTTGTAACGGAGCGATGGGTAGCCAGTGACTCCTGAACGGTAGTCAGATAGCGAAATCATCGTGCTGTTCGCCGCCAAATATTTGAGAATATCTGTCTCATAAATGGCAGGAACCATGATCGTGCCGGCAGCGGTTGCTGGCGTGGTTGCAGTTGACAGTGCACGCACTTCAGGCGCAGCGCCACCCTTCAACCAACCCGCAAACTGTTCGCGGTACTTCTTGGTGTCGCGCTCTTCGCGTCCAAGTTCCATATCGCGCTTGGCGATGATCTCGACGGCGCTTGAAGACGCGAAACGCTCGCGCATTTGCGCGGAACGGATCTCGGCTTCAACGGTTGCGAGTTCGTTTGCGACTTCATGGCCGCGGGCTTCGATCTCCACGGTGAGGGAATCTTGTGCGAGAATGGAATCGCGCTCAGCAGTGAGCGCCTTACGGCTTTCAAAGAGTTCGGACAGTTTCATGATGGCATCCTTAGTCGCAGACGAAGCCGGGCAATGCCCGACAGAAGGGTTCTTGCCTCGACGCGACTCTGCGGATACGCGCCTTCGGACACTACGGAAATTTCGATCAAACGAACTTGATTGAGCGTGCGTGTGTTGCCGCTCCAAGAATCTGAGATCACGTTGAAGCCAAAAGACATTTCGGAGAACACACCCGCGGTGACGAGCGATCTCGTAGACCGGGCAAGTTCTGTATCTGGCAAGGTCACTGAAAATGCCAAACCGTGTGCGTCGCTGTTGAGTTCAAGCAACCCGCTCTTGGTATTTGCCAAGAGGTCGCGCGAATCGTGACCGACAAGCAGCGAGATGTTGGAGCGGAGCGAGTTGTCGAACGCGCCGCGTGCTACTTTTTCAGTGAATGGCTTGCCGCCATTGAGGCCGCGCACGGTGAGCGGGTGGCTCGGAGCGTCGTACACGCTGGCGTAGCCGCCGATCTTGTCGCCTTGCATATTGATCTTGGCGGTACGGATTTCAAGCAATGTCTTCACCTCCATCGATGTTCTCGGTGGCGTTGTCGCCTTGCATGGCGCTCATTCCGCCTGGCATGGACACACTTGGGATGTCGAACTGATCGCCGGCGATCGGAGGCAAGCCCATGCGCTTCCGGCCGTCGTTCGGTGAGAGGATCCCGGCGAGGACAAGTTTTGACAGCGCCATGCCGGCATCGCGCATATTGCCGCGGAGCAGGACGTCGGTATCGAGCCTTGCGTGTTCGCCGGGCCCGCAGAGTTTTCGCGTGATCTCCGACTCCCACGCTGTCACCCATTGGGCTAGCGCGCCATCGACGTAGGCGCGTGCGGTTTCTGATTGTGAGGACAGCGCACCACCGCCCTGCTGGTAAAGCATTTCGGGCGGTACGCCGAATGCGCGGGCGATCTCTTGGATCGAGAACCGGCGCGACTCAATGCTAGTTGTGGTTGATTCAGCGCTGATGCGCTCGGCCTTCATGCCCTCGCGCAGGATCAACGGGCGCGATGCACCCTCCGCGGTTGCGTGCATGGTTTGCCAGGCGTCGCGGATGGCTTGAACCGTCTGATCGGACATCGCGCCCGGGTGAGAGATCGAAACCTTGCCGGTGCTGCCGGTGCGGATCAGGCTCTTGTGGGCCGCGTCCTGGTCTGCGGCCAGTTCCATGGCAAACCGGCAAGACTCCATCGGCGACATGTACCAACTTGGAGAAAGCGGATCCGGATAGCAACCGAGGTGCAACACCTGGTCTGCCTTCAACAGATTCCCGCCAAGCCGGTACTGAACGCCCTCTTCTGTGAGCTCGACGGTCGATGTTCCGCTCGGAAGTGGCTGCAATTCGGCAACCGTGCCCGATGAATCACGGCGAATGAGTGCTAAACCGTTGCCCGAATCGAGGGCGCACGTGGTCATGTAGCGCCGAAACTCAAAGCCCGACTGCCAGCGCGAGGCTTCCCGCGTCATCAGTTGGGTGATTGGCGAGTCGACAACCTGGCCCTGTGAGTCAATGATCGAGAACGGGAGACGCGCCAAGTCGGTGCTGATGAGATTCATTGCACGAACGACAGCAGGTAGATGCTGTGGCGCTGGCGTTGCCAGTGGTTCCGGGCGTGCGTAGACAACCACGCCGCTTTTGAAACCGAAGAATCGTGCGAAGATGCTCACTGAGATGCATGGAACAAATGTGCCTCAGCCTGTCAAGCGATTATTTCAGACTTGCCACCTTAACCAATCGGACAAGCGCTTGTGCTTAGTCCGGTTGACTCACGCACCTGGTGATGTTCCATCAGAAGCGCTGCCATGTTGCCGGACACGATCACGTCCATGTTGCCCGCGCTGCGTCCCTTCACTGGTCGCGTGTTGCCGACGTTGTCACGGATCAGGCGCACGTTGTTCAGTCCCGACGCGAGTACCGGATCGATTTGGTAGCAAAGTTGCTTGGACTTCAAGAGATCGCCCCACAGCTTCCAGGCTGGAGCGGCCGTGCGGATGCTCTGATCGACCGGGATGATGGGCCAGCCGCGATCTTGCCATCGTCTTATGTCTCGCGCTTGCGCTGGATGCGGGTCTACGCCGATCTTTCGGACGTCGTAGAGCGTCATTAAGTGCTCAATTTCAGCCTCCACAATGCTCATATCCTGCCATTCGCCGGGCATTCGGCGCAGATGTCCTGCCTCAATCCACACCTGTAGCGGGTTCTTGCAGCGCCTTTCGTCGAGCGCGATGTCCGTACCGGCCCACCAGCACACGTTTCGCGCACGGATGATGCCACCATCAACGACCATGATGGTGAGCGCCGTCAAATCAAGTTGACTTCCGTAACCACCGCGGCTCAGGTCAATCGCAATCACCGCTGGCGCACCGCGCAAACGATCCCAATCGCAGTCGACCATTTGCCGATTCAGCACCGCAAGATCGATGTCGGTCGTGGCAATCTCGTGGTATCTGCACGCCAACTGCGTCTCGAACTCGGCGATTTGCACGGGATCGCCCGTGTTTAGCATCGTTTGCGCGGCCAGTTGTAACTGCGTCGGGTCGACAATGACGCCCAAACCTGGGTGCGCCTTTGCCCATACGGCCGGATCTGAGGCTTGATCGTCAGCATCTAGCCCGTAAATCATAGGCCACCAGCCCGCTGGGTACGGCGTTCCGTCAGTGATTGCGGCTTCGCAAGCCTGCCAGTAGCCCCAAATCGGGCGGGTCTTCTGCTCCGGATCAGGCGTCGTGATCGCCAACAGTTGCGACGTGGCGAACTTTGCAAGCCCGGTGAGCAAGCGCCCGAACGCCTTGTCCATGCGCGCTGTCTCGTCCGCGACGATCAAGCGCGTGGTCAATCCGTCAAGCGCACGGTCGGTGCATGGCAAAGAGATGTACCGGTTGCCACCGTGGCGCACTCTGCCTGGGTGCGCCGGCGTCGAGCCACCTGAGGACGTCCATCCCTTCTCGTCTTTGTCCGTGTCATCTAGGGCCAGTGTGCGGCACATGGTCTGCATCCGCTCGAAAGTCTTCTGTGCCAAGCGCCCATCCGGCGCCACGCTTGAGAACTCCAGGCTAGTGCTGGTGTCGCGCATCGCCGCCATAATCATGGACGCCGCGAACTCCGTCTTCCCGTTGCCGCGGGCCACCACCAGCAGCAGCGCCTTGGTGGCGGGCGTGTCGGTCTTCACCTTGGCGATCACGCGCCGGCGGGCAAGCAAGATCATTGCCACCATGCACTGCCACGGCATCCACTCCAGTGGTTTGCCGGCGTCCTCTTCCACGCCCTGGCCACACTTGCGGGCGAACGCTCGGGCGTCCTCGGCGCGTGGCTCGTCCCACCACACCTGGTGCGCCGCCGGCGCTTTACGCTCGGCTAAGTAGCGCTTGCACGAGTCAACGATTCGCAGATTCGCGACGGCGGTTCCGCTGGCAATCGACTCGGCGTAGGCGTCGGCTAGGTCGGCGCATAACGGCGGTCGTTTCAGGTGTTTACGTCTTGCGTCTGTCTTCGTGGATCCACACCGCGTCTCTTCCTTTCTCTCTTCCTCCT